ATGTTGAAGATAATACCCGGTGCAACTGGATACTTTAATAAAACACTCAATTCAAATCAATTCGAAAATAAAGATGCAACCAAAGATAAATTGGATGATGTAGATGCAACCGAAGATAAATTAGATAAGAGAGGTTCAATCAAAGGTAAATTAAATAATATATATGGTAAATCTATTGATTATGCAGCGCTGCGTCATCGGGATATAATTATTGCAAAAATAGGTTTGTTTATTCAACGAATCACGCATAATTTATGGCATGCACGTAAAAAAAATGTGTTTTTAATTGAGCAAATAAATGATCTCAAAATGTGGGTCAATAAGTATATTGACGATTGCACTGATGAGGATTTAAACGATCGTGACTTTATTGCATCAGTTGTTGACCGGGCTATTTTTCATTTCGCGATTAATAGTATATGTAATCCTGGGGCTAATAAAGATGCGACTCCCATTGAACGATGTACTTTTGATGTAGAAACTAAGAATGACCTTCCCTCCACGGTTCAGCTATTTTATGAGGAATCTAAGGATAATGAACCTTTAGCGAATATACATTTTCAAGCAATAGGTTCTGGTTTTTTAACGTTTGTTAATGCCTGCCAGGAACATGATGACAACAGCTTAAAATTATTTGCTTCGCTGTTAATTTCACTTTCATATTCTAGTGCCTACACAGATTTAGCCGGAGCAGAAAAAGTGAATATTAATGAATATAATGAGAACTATCTGACAGCTCAGTTTGAAGAATTATCTCAACGTGATATGAAGAAGTACCTGGGAGAGATGAAGCATCTGGCGGACCGGGGGGGGATGAAATTTGATGACTATCTGGATAAAATGTCACTTCTGGTGAATGAAGGAAAGCTCGAACCTGATATTTTAAGCAAAATGCGAGATGCTGCACCGAAATTAATTGACTTTGCTAAGTCGTTTGACCCAAACTCAAAGGAAAAGATTAAAATACTTACAGATACTTCTAATTTAATTTATGATTTATTCGGGGTTAAATCGGCGAAATAATATGTGAAGTTCTTCGATGGTATGGAAGGCATTACATAAAAGAACCTAATACTTATTGGGTTCTTTTTTCTTCTATCAGTGCCATTAGCAGGAAGAGATATCACCGGAGTTTAATGTGTGATTTTTTATTTATCGTCGAACCTGGATTGTTTATCATTGTCCTTAACAAGGCTAACGGCTAATAAGATTATTTCCATCACTTCGTGAGAGCTTCATGCCTTGATTTGATCTCAATTTTCTTTTGCAATGAGACAGGCGCTTCCTGTTGTTATGGTATAGTACCCCGCTATTGAGCCTCCTGAATAGTGATGCTGAATAACATAACCCCATGATATATCGATAAAATAATCTCTACATTTGAAAATGCACGGTAATTCTGAAATGCAAAAAATCAACCAAACCAGCGCAATGCCTGAAAAAACTGACGTTCACTGGAGTGGTCGGTTTAGCGTTGCACCAATGCTCGATAGGATGTACCGTTTTTGAAAAACAAGTAGTTATACACTTTGTGGGTGCCTATTGGGAACCCGGTGTTTTCATTTCAAGGTGTAATCCATGCGGGGCATCAGAATGAGATATAATGAGATTTTTAGTGTTCCGCTTGAGAGTCTATGATGCTTACCCTAGACGAGATAGGTCAATCTGTACGTAACAATATCCAGTTGATTATTGATCATGTCGGCTTACCTCTTGCTGTTGGTCCGCTCAGTGATGATGATTACAAGATTCTGTGTGGTGGCTATGGTGAGCTTGAATGGGACTATGCGTTAAGCACCTATGGCAACTCCAGAGAAAAGTATGAGTTCTGCATAAAACTTGTTCAGCAAGGTCGGGTTCAGGGAATACCATCAGGAGCAGCAATTTGTGTTTATGGGGTTGAAGAAAACATCTTTCGTATCCATATGATCGAAAGGTTTTCTAGAGAAGATGAATCTCACCCATTGAAAGGGCGCATGGTTTTACTCACTCTTATGAGTGCTTTTATATTTTGTAAAGCTGTTGAATGTAAAGTTGTCCACATTGTAGAGCCAGTACCAGAACTGGTGCAGTATTACGAGTCTTTTGGTTTCCGCATGGAACAGTGCGGTTATGTGATGTCTGCAGTCATTGATGAGCTGCAGGATATCTTTCTTAAATTTGCTCAGTAGGTATAGACGAGAAGGGGCTACAAATTGTAGGATACCCGTCCAGATTACCTTAAAGGTACATCTATGGCAGTCGTTTTGTGCTTAAACTACTAAGAAACGATGTCACCAATCGACATGATCGATTGGCATAAGTTAGCGAAACAAGCTAGCTTTAAAGAGAGGGTTAGAGACGCCTTTACTGTCTCGGGAGTTTTCTATGAAAGATCAAAAAGCAACCAAGCCACAGGTTAAGTTCGACACAATGAAAGCATTCGCAGGTATGGGTGCTGCTGTTGAAGTTCTGATGAAGGCTGCTCCTAATGCGTTCACTCACGCTACTGTCTCTGGTAAAGAGCAGCAGGGTAAGCTTCGTCGTCGCAAAGCAGCATGATCATAGCTGGTGCTTTTTGAAAACCCGCCTTTAGGCGGGTTTTTTCTTTAGTGATGTTCTTTGCCCTTCTGTTTGCCTGTTCTGACCTGTTCCCACTCGATACGTCCTTCTTCTCGTCTTTTGTCTATGTATTCCGCAAGATCCTGAATATTGATGCAACGTTTTGCTTTTTGTGATGTGCCGATGCGATATGTTGGAACTGGCAACTTACAAGCGTTTGCTTTTGCTTCTGCCGTGGCTGGACTCATGCCAAAGTACTTTTGGCTAACTGCTGAGAGTTCAATGTTAGGGGTATTGAATTCAGCCATCAGTAAAAACAAGGTGTTCATAATTTTCTCCATCAAAACCGGCTGCACCCGGGAAAATCATAATTCTGTGCTGGTGGCAGGAATTAATTTCTGCCAGATAGCGGAAACATATTTTGCCTGATGACGGGCATCAGCCAGGGCGTTGTGCCGTTCGCCATCGAAAGGCATGTCCATTTTGGGGTCGAATCCGATGAAACGCCCAAGCGTAACGATCGTGCGTACATCGTGGTCATTCCAGTACGCCCATGGACAGATTTGTCCTGCTCGCTCATAAGCCCCACGTAAAATTACGTTGTCGAAGGTGGCTCCGTTACCCCAGACTTTTAAATATTTCGTATTGTCTGCGTGCCGGTTAATGAAATGGTTCAGTTCAGAGAGTGCATCGCTGATCGACAAAGTATCATCAATACAGATTGCAGCTCGTGCTTCAGGGCTTTGTTTCAACCACCACAGGATGGTATCGCCGTCAGGTGTAGCTCCTTGCCCCATAGCACTTTCCAGGCTAACAACCGTATAGAATTCTTGTCCGATGTCTCCGGTTTCTGGAGTGAAGAACACCGCGCCAATGGAAACGATCGGTGCATCCTTATTTTTCCCCATCGTCTCAAGGTCGATCATTAAGTTGTTCATCACTTCACCTCCTGCGGCGGTTCCGGTAGCGGCATCCAGTGAGTTGCTTGCTCAATACCATTACCCGGCTTAATCGTTGCATCTCCGCGCCGAAAGGTGCTTCCGGTATAGCGTGCGGAGCATATTAGCGGTTCAACCAGAGAGCTATCGAAATTCACCGAAATAAGCACGTTCTGGCCCTTTTCAGGCATTCGATCACTACAGCTTATCCAACTATCCGGAGTTCCCGGAGAGTTGCCATTTACATCGAAGTTTGGCTCTGCGTCCTGAACTAGGAGGATGTAACCATTCTTGGCTGTATCAAGTTCTAACGCCTCGGTGACGGTGCCGAAATAGCGATTACCTAAATCAGCATCACAAGTGCTTACATCAATGGAAACTTCCATCCCTTCGATTAATTCTGGCAAGTTGTAAGTTTGGCTTACAGGCTCGGCTTCCAGCGATGCCAGTGCAATTCGTGCCAGTTCCATTTGTTCGCCACGAGTAAGTCCGTTATCAAGCTGATTTTTAATGAATAATTCGATACGTTCTTTGGTTATAGCGCTCATATCACTCTCCTTTGATGCGAATGCCAGCAAGCCAGTTTCTTATGCCGATATATTCAGCGTTCCTGAAACCGCTTTTTACATATATAAATGGCAAGCGAAGATTGTGACCATTGACTGCCAGGTAGTCTTTACAACCCTGTTCGGTGAAACAGCAGGTAACGAATTCATCAATATCTTTCACAGCAACGCGCCGCCATTTTTCTGGTGGCTCTCGAAAGTTTTCATGAAGTAGCTCGAGACGACGACTATGGCGTTTATTGGCTTCATTGCCATCTTCGTCAACCCAGACAATCCGGTCATGGTCATAATCAGCATCAACAACGATTTCGCGCTTTTGATACACACAAAACATGGGATCTGACGTTATTCGATTGTCCTGTGTTCGAATATTTTCACCGATGATGCCAAACGAATCTGGCGCAGATTTTGTCTGCATCTCTTCGATACGTTCAGCCATCGCAGCACACTCTTCACAGTTGCTTAATGCTTTTCGCTCCCATTCGGCGCATTGTTTTTCCAGTTCAGCAATACGCTTACCCCCATCCGAGATAACACCTTCGTAATACTCGCGTTGCTCGTTGAGTTTTGATTTTGCTTCCTCAAGCTCAACACGCAGTTTCCCTACCGTTAGCGCAATATCCTCGTTCTCCTGGTCGCGGCGTTTGATGTATTGCTGGTTTCTTTCCCGTTCATCCAGCAGCGCCTGCACTACTTCAGGGTTGAAAGCTGCGATATAACGAGCGTTGTTCTCTGCGTTGTTCTGTCCATCAAAGCCGGTCCATTTGATAACGTCTTCACATCGTTTATCACCAGGTGTATGCACCGCATATGTACCAGTACCAGACGAAATAAATGCGACCCATTCACCCTGTGTTGCCAGTTGCGCCGCTTCACGCAGTGCCTGATAGTCAATCTTGCTCACTGGCTGCCTCCTTTACGGATCTGCGCTGCGATGCGCGAAAAAAAAGACTCCCGCGTATGACTGTTAAGAGCTGGCGCGAACGCTGCGTTAAGAACGGCAGCATCACAGCCGTCATCGATATAGAGCGCAATTTTTTTCTCCAGGCGCGCTTTGGCTTCCTGCAACTGCATACCCCGGCACGCACGCGGGATATACTCAGCAATTTGAGCGATAGATTTTTCGTTCTGTTTAAACATGCTTCACCTCGATAGGCTTGATGCTGTCGATCAGCAGTCGGCGGCGCGTATTTTCTGCAAAGTGGCGGCGTCCGGTTTCTTTGTGGTAAAACTCGTTTTTTCCGACGACCCACATCCGCTTTGTCTGGTGCAGTTTTTTTACCTGCGGACCGTCTCGGGTGATAACAATTCCTGTATGAGTTTTTATCACGCTCATTTCTTATTCTCCGGTGCTTTCGGCATTACTGCCCAGTGAGTGATATTGACGTTTTCAAGGTCCCCGACCTGAAATGTCCACTGCCATTCTCCGGTTTCTTTTTGTCCCCAGGTGTACCAGAGAGAACGCCAGCCAATTAGCCAGCCTTCTCCGTTAGCATCAAATAACAGAACACTTTCATTTGCTGGTGGCAGTTCAACTGACACTGGTATTATTTTGTTTTCCAGTGCCGCACATTTAGCTTCAAGCGCATCGAATTTACGTACCAGGTACTCAGCATTTGTTTCGTTCACTTTCAGATCTCGCGGTACACATTTCCCGCGAAGAAACCCTTCCATTTCGAAAACATTCATGCGCATTTGCGTAACTCCGATAACTCGTTAAAACGTTCCATAAACATCCCGTAGGCATGGCCTGGTGACAGTGGAATAACTTTGAACATCTCTGTCGCCGGGATACCTTCCAGTACAGGCCAGAAAGAGCCATCATCAAGCCCGAGATCGCGGCGTTCGGTTGCCAGCATAATGAGATCGGCATATTTCACTGGCGTGCTCATAACAGGAGGTAACCCGTATTTCTCACGGATTACGGCGTCTATTTTTTCTTCCATCCGTTTATAGTCAGGAAGAAGGCGTTTCAGTGGTGCGGGGATGTCCTGGCAATATGCTTCTGTTGCATCATGCATTAACGCTTCAAAAGCAAATTCCTGCGGTACCAGTTGGCTGCAAAGAACCGCATGTTGGGCGACGCTGTAGAAGTGTGAAAGATGTCCTGCAAAGCGACAGATATTTGAAAGGGAAACCGCGATATCGTTAATAACGATGTCGTCTTTATTTATCCTGTCATAATAAAAATGCTTCCCAGAAAAAGTTTTAATAAATGACATTTTGTTCTCCACGTTATTTGCGCTGCACCGCACTGAATTCTGGTAAAAGGAAGCCCTCACCATCCGGTGATTATTGAGTTAATTACGTTTCCATAAATGCCCCCGCAGGGGCATTTGCAGTAATGAAATCAGGCGGTGAAAGTACCAATAAAGGTTTCTACTTTGCTGTCTTTGAATTTCTCAACAAGCAGATCACGAAATTCGTTAGCCATTTCTTCCTGCACCGCTTCCAGCTGAATAATGCGCAGAACCAGTACAGGACGATCGCCAGTGATAATGCTGAGTCGTAATTTAAACGGACGTTCTTTCAGGCCTTCAAATGGAACGCATTTAAATTCAAATGCCACTGGCATAATGTCTTTGGTCTTCGCTTCGACAGATTCCATCAGGGAGCGTTTGCCGCTGAAGTCATTATCTTCAAAATCAGCGGTCTGGTTTGCTTCAATCGTGATTTTACGGATTGCCGCCGCCGCTTTTGTTGCCTGAATGGCGTCACCATTAGCATCAAAGCCCACAAGGTAGTCGGCCCAGTCTTCAATCCATTCTGCCAGTGATTTCTGGGAGTTACGCTCGCCGTTAACAGACAACAGGGCAGAGAACGGTGCTGTCTTTTTCAGTTTGAGAGTGGCGGTGTTATCTGCGTGACCTGGTTCATCAATAGTACCCAGGTTAAGCACACTGACGGCACGCATATTATCGGCATCGATAAAGCAGCGGGTGCCTTCATCTGCAAGATCTTTAGAATAACGGGTAAAGTCATCGATACTGGCAGTGGAAAGCGCACCACGGAAACGGAAGCGATTTAAATTAAATTTTTCCAGATCATGAATGCGGAAATTCTCAGGCAATGCCACAGCATCGGCACCAATCTTACTGATAATTTCATTAACACCCTGAGCAGAAATAAGGGCATGGATTTGATTAATTGCGGTTGCGTCTAAGTTCTGAGACATAATAAGTCCTCACTATATAAAGATATTCAGTGATGAGATAAATAATCAGTTTATTACGAACGATATTAACGACCTGCTGCGCGGAGTTTTCCGTCAGGTTCACCGGCAAGAGTCAGTAATTGTCCCTGGTCTTCCTGCAGAATAGTCAGGCGACCACCGCGATTGACATACATCGGCGTTTCGGTGGTGTCTTCTTCGGAAATTTTCCCGCGGTTAGTCGGGCGAACATATGAGAGTTTGTGTTTGATTTTCACACGGTTCTCATCAAATGGTTCGATTTCCAGGTTGAGCGAGACCTTACCTTTGGTTTTCGTGTTCATCACACCGGAAGCGACTTCACTGAGAACAGCGCCGATTTTGGTTTCAAATACGCCGCCGTCCAGCTCCCCGATAAATGCCTGCACATCAGTACTGCGTTCGCTAGCCATTTTGCTGCTCCTCATCATATCGACCCTGCAAGGTCGGTTGGTTTCTCCACAAAACAGAGAAGAACACCTGCGGTGGCAGCCGCCCGGGTGGATTGGGTTATGAGCCCGTCGTCCGGTGATGCTCTTCTCTGTTTTGTAAAAAGAGCGGTACCAGCCGGAAGCAAGTGTACAAACTGGTACCGCCAAAGCAGTGGCTGTTGTGGTGACCGGTGCTGATCTCCGGCTTGCGGTTATTTCAGACTCTCACGGGCGTTTAATTGCCCCGCCGAACAGCTCTTTTCCGCAATAGCTGCAATGTCTTTCGCGCATCAGCCTGCGCATTCACCACAACGCTGAGAGCACTTAGCCAGTTACGGCACCACACTTTGTCGCGGTTCCATAAATTCCCTCATCGTTGCACCCTGGTCTCTTCCCAGGTGTCAAACCGAACCGCCACGCTGGTTAGGCGTCTTATCAGCATCCTCATTGACTTGCACATTCCGGCTACCTGGTTTGTTTGCCCGAGCAAGGAGTGGATTGTCCCCTTTAACGTCCCCAGACCGCTAACGACGCATGTGCCATACGCCGTGTTACAACCAACCTTTCGTTAACAACAGTCTGTTGTTTGTTCAGATAATGATGCTACTAAAAGTAGCAAAAATCAACAACAAAAAGTAGAAGTGTGTATTTAATTTTTAGTTTTCTATATAACGTTATGAATTAAAAGGTTTTTCACAGATGGGGTGATGTGGCGTAGTTACGTATAGAAAATATCGAGTGTCTTTTGTTTTGGTTTAATTATTAGGTTAATTAGATAGTAATAATTTGGGGGAAAATAGTGGGAACTATGGATACAACGGGTCAGGAACAGTGTTATTAAGCAGGCTACGAGTATAAAACCCGACCGGTTGGTCGGGCGAGAATTATGTTCGTTCTAAATCATAGTTATTGTATTACAGACACTTGACTACTGTTGAAACATCAGATTCTAGTGCTTCAATTTGTGCTCTATTAGCTTGGGTCGCCATACCATAGATAGTGTAACTCTTATGCTGCAGCCTACTTAAAGGGCATCCCTCATGATTTATTATTGCTGCAAGAGTATTACCATCTTTGACATTTTGAACCCTCTCGAAAGTAGCCACATTTGTGAACAGATGAGGATGTGTATTTAACAGGTCATCCGTGATTCTTTTGATCTCTTCTGCATGTGATTTGAATGCTTTTGCTGCATCACTTTCATTAGTTCTTGAGCGGTTTTGTACGAAAAGGTGTAGTTCAGGTAGTTCGATAAGGTTTTGCTTTGCTTCTTTGTTGAAATCTAAGAACATTTCATCTTGTTCTGACTTGTCAATAGACACTCCATAAATAAGTTTAACAAGGTTTTTTATTCCGCGAATTGATGCAGCATCGGCAGTGCAAGGGATAATTATTCTATTTGCCGCGACTACTCCCAATTCTGTGTAGCTGGCAAAACTTGGATTACAATCAATAAAAAATGTTTTTGCTCTGTCAGAAATGTTTTTATCGGCTTCAAAAGATGCTATTAGATCTACCAGCAAAGATCGGCTTTTCTTCCATGCTTCTTTTACTGGGGATGAGCCAATGTGAGATATTAAGCGTGAACAGATATCAAGATCGACATCACCAGGAAGAATATATAAGTTCTCTGGCATTTTTGCATTAACGTCATGGGCTCGTACAAAGTAAGAAGATTCATTTCCTAAACGAGACAAAGGAGATTTGCTAAAACGTTCCTTGATATAACCTGCGATTGTAACATTTCTGTCTCGCAATTTATTTAGATTTTCTTCCCCGGTACCATTGCCACCAAGAATAATTTCTGAAACGTTTGATTGAGGGCATGAGTCAATAACCACAACATCTTGATCCGGATGAGATATAGCAAACTCAACGGCAAGATTATATGTAAGAAAAGTTTTTCCTACACCACCTTTGTTGTTCCATACTAAATATTTTGTATTGGTGGAAATCATATCTGCTACCCCATCTGTCGCTTCAGTACGTTCATTAATCATTATCGTATCCTGTTGTATAGAATTGTCTATTATTTATGTTTTATTTTGGTTTTTTTTGTGTTAGTAACGCACCCAAAGATAACATATGGTCTTTATCTTTTCTTACTTAGGGTAACAGCTCAGTGTTAATCCATTTTTATGGACCAATGTGCCAAATAAAATTTGTATAAAGATTTTCTATCCTTATCTTTTATCATCTGTGCTCGTTTGCTTTAACGATTGCTAGATGCCTAATTAAAGTCGATTATATTTAATCGACTCATGAATCAGTGCCTTACCCATAACATAAAGCTGATCTTGCGACTTCTCATCAATGTACCATTTCTCATAGGCGGGGTTATCCGAAAGAACAGCTAGTTTGTTGCCTTGCATTTGTAGACGTTTAACATGGAAAGTCTTACCGTAAACGAAAGAGTAAACTCCATCAGTCTGGAAGTGGCGAACGGAAATGTCGACAAACAATCGATCCCCGGAAACAAGAGTTGGGGACATACTATCTCCATTTACCGTCATAACTTTTATATCATTCTGAGAACGGTTTCCGAAAAGAGAACGGGCATGTTCAGTTGTGAACTCAATGGCGTAGAGCACATCAACATAGTCTGAAAGCATATAGGTCCCAGGTCCTGCGCTAACGCTAAGATCCAAAACTTCTATCCTGTATACATCGGGCTTTGTTGGATTGGGGATGCTTGCCATTTCCTTACATTCCTCTCTATCTCCAACACCATATTCTAGATATGAAGCTGATACCCCAAGAGCCAACGCAAGTTTACTCATGACAGAGACACGAGGCTTCGCTGCGCCGATTGTGTATCGACGAGCCATTTCATATGTAACGCCCACAAGACTTTTGAGTTGAGTGACAGAGATTCCTTTGATTGTCATCAATTCGTTTAGTCTCTTGGCGAAATCTGGATACTTCTGTTCTTCTACCATAGGTAGAAGATTACTCACATCACACGCGCTAGTCATTTCTATTTTAAGTAGTTGCAATTTGCTATTTTAAGTAGCATCATCCCTCTGAATTTCAGAGGAGAAAGGTATGTCATCTCAAAACTACACAGAGAAAGCAGTAAAGGCTGCGGGAAAATCTTTATCTGAAGTAGCCCGTCGCTTTGGTTTTAAGTCCACTCAATCCGTCGCTAATTGGGTAATTAACAATCAAGTCCCGTCAGAACGGGTTTTACAACTTTGTGAGTTGGGAAACTGGTCCGTGACCCCTCATGAACTGCGTCCTGATATTTACCCCAATCCAAATGATGGATTACCTGAGTGCTATTCAAAAGTTAGCGGTTCAACTGCGTAAACGTAACCACAGAAACGAGGAATTAACCGTGGGTAAAGAACCTGAATGGAAAGTTGATAAGCAACCAGCATGGCTGGTGGCAGCAATACGAAGAACGATTGCTGATTTACCTCATGGCTATGAGGAAGCAGCGGAAATTCTTGGTTTGTATAAATCTGATGATATCACCCCAGCGAAAGATCAATTGCATAACAGACTGCGTAGCGGTGGGGATCAAATTTTTCCACTTGAGTGGGCCATGGTTTTACAGGATGCCAGTGGTACCAGGCATGTAACGGATGCGATAGCGCGTCGTAGTAATGGGGTGTTTGTGCCGCTGGTGGACATTGATGACATTGACAATGGTGACATTAATCAGCGGCTGATGGAGTCAATAGAATGGATTGGCAAGCATTCCCAGTACTTACGCAAGGCAACTGCTGATGGAGTTATTGACCAGGCTGAGCGTGAGCAAATCGAAGAGAACAGCTACCAAGTAATGGCGAAGTGGCAGGAGCATTTGGCACTGTTATTTCGTGTTTTTTGTGCGCCGGAAAAGAGTAACGCCCGCGAGTGTGCAGCTCCGGGCGTCGTGGCGTCGATTGCTTCTGGTTGTGGAGAAACTAACGCATGAACAGTTTAACAACACACTACCGTCGCTCGCAACTGATTGCACTTCCTGTACCGGGTGGAAAAGCGAAGGTGGAGTATTGCTATGCAGTGAATGTACCAGGTGACAGGGAAATTGTAACCCACAGCTTTGCAGAGTGGGCTGTGGGGGATTTCAACCGGCAGAAGGAGACAGTCCTTTGCGACAAGTTAACCGCTGGTTCAAAGATCACTACGGAGTGCCCGTCAGAGTCATTCGTTGGGAGCCGGAAACTCAACGGGTTATCTACCTCCGCGAAGGCTATGAGCATGAATGCTTCAGTCCGCTCGAACAGTTTCGTCGTAAATTCAGGGAAATAGAGGTCGGTCATGAGCACTAAATTAACCGGCTATGTATGGGATGGTTGCGCTGCGTCAGGTATGAAGTTATCCAGCGTGGCAATTATGGCCCGCCTGGCTGATTTCAGTAATGACGAAGGTGTGTGCTGGCCATCAATTGAAACCATTGCCCGCCAGATTGGCGCGGGGATGAGTACCGTCAGAACGGCTATCGCACGGCTGGAAGCAGAAGGCTGGTTAACGCGTAAGACGCGTCGCCAGGGTAACCGCAATGCGTCGAATGTTTATCAGCTTAACGTTGCGAAGCTTCAGGCAGCGGCATTTTCTCAACTGTCAGATTCTGACCCGTCAAAATCTGACGCATCAAAATCTGACCCGTCAAAATTTGATGCGTCGAAATCTGGCAAAAAAGCGGGTTTTCACCCGTCAGAATCTGGCGGGGATCCGTCAGTAAAATCAAAACATGATCCGTCAGATAAAAAAACTTCTCGTCCGGACGCTTCGCAACCGGACACGCAGACGGCTGAACAGGAGTTTTTAACTCGCCATCCTGATGCGGTTGTATTCAGCCCTAAAAAGCGCCAGTGGGGAACGCAGGATGATTTGACCTGCGCACAGTGGCTCTGGAAAAAAATCATCGCCTTGTACGAGCAGGCCGCCGAATGTGACGGCGAGGTGGTTCGTCCCAAAGAACCGAACTGGACAGCCTGGGCAAACGAGATTCGCCTGATGTGTGTGCAGGATGGTCGTACTCACAAACAAATCTGCGAGATGTACAGCCGCGTCAGCCGCGATCCGTTCTGGTGCCGTAACGTGCTCAGCCCGTCGAAGCTGCGGGAAAAATGGGATGAGCTTTCCCTGCGCTTATCGCCGTCCGTAAGCACGCACACCGAAAAACGCGAAGACCCGTACTTCAAATCCAGTTACGACAACGTGGACTACAGCCAGATCCCGGCAGGATTCAGGGGGTGATCATGAGTCTTTTGAATGAAGTTCAGAAATTCATTGAAGCCCATCCGGGGTGTACTTCCGGAGACATTGCGGATGCTTTTGCAGGTTACTCACGGCAGCGCGTTCTGCAGTCAGCAAGCAAGTTACGTCAGAGTGGGCGTGTGGCTCACCGTTGTGAAGGAGATACACGCAGACATTTCCCGCGCCTGACTGAGAGAGCGCAGGAGCCGGAACCACAACCAGTTCGTGAAACCAGACCTGTGCGCAATTTCTATGTCGGCACTAACGATCCCCGTGTGATTTTGTGCCTGACCCGCCAGGCGGAAGAACTGGAGTCAAGGGGCTTATACCGTCGTGCTGCAACCGTGTGGATGGCGGCATTCCGTGAAAGCCACTCCCAGCCAGAACGAAACAATTTTCTGGCGCGTCGTGAGCAGTGTTTACGGAAAAGCAGCAAGCGCGCTGTATCGGGTGATGAGTGGTATCTGTCAGGGAATTACGTGGGGGCTTAATGAGTAATAAATATTGCCAGGAGCTGGTGGAACTGCGGAACAAACCAGCCCATGAACTGAAGGAAGTGGGTGATCAGTGGCGCACGCCGGACAACATTTTCTGGGGAATTAACACCCTGTTTGGCCCGTTTGTTCTGGATCTGTTCACTGACGGTGATAACGCCAAATGTGCTGCGTATTACACGGCGGAAGACAACGCGCTGGCGCATGACTGGTCAGAACGTCTTGCGGAGCTTAAAGGGGCTGCCTTTGGTAATCCCCCATACAGCCGCGCCAGTCAGCATGAGGGGCAATACATCACCGGCATGCGTTACATCATGAAACATGCCAGTGCCATGCGTGATAAGGGTGGGCGCTATGTTTTCCTGATCAAAGCTGCCACCAGCGAAGTGTGGTGGCCGGAAGATGCGGACCATATTGCTTTTATTCGCGGGCGTATTGGTTTTGAACTGCCTGCCTGGTTTATCCCGAAGGATGAGAAGCAGGTGCCGACAGGCGCTTTCTTCGCTGGTGCTATTGCTGTTTTCGATAAGACCTGGAAGGGACCGGCAATCAGCTACATCGGGCGCGATGAACTTGAGGCATGTGGTGAGGCGTTTCTGGCGCAGGTTCGCCAGCAGGCGGAAAAACTGGTCAGGGAGATGGCGGCATGACGACGTTAACTCAATGCCAGCAGCAGGTGCTGGATATGCTGATTTCTTATCAGAAAGAACGTGGCTTCCCGCCAACCAATCAGGAGGTGGCAACCATGCTGGGATACCGTTCAGTGAATGCAGCGGTGGAGCATCTTCGCGCACTGGAGAAAAAAGGCGTCATCACGATAAAGCGTGGCGTGGCCCGGGGGATAACGCTACATACCGCGGTGAAGGACGACGACAGCGAGGCGGTCGGGATTATCCGCGCACTGCTTGCCGGTGAGGAAAACGCAAGGCTGCGTGCAACCCACTGGTTACATGAGAGGGACCTGAAAGTATGAAGCTGATCCTGCCTTTTCCGCCCAGCGTGAACACGTACTGGCGACACCCCAACAAAGGGGCGTTTGCTGGTAAGAGCCTGATAAGCTCGGCGGGGCGAAAATTCCAGAGCGCGGCGTGCGCAGCAATAGTTGAGCAGTTACGTCGTCTGCCGAAACCAACGTCGGCACCTGCTTCAGTGGAGATCGTGTTGTTTCCTCCGGATAACCGGATCCGCGATCTGGACAACTATAACAAGGCGCTGTTTGACGCCCTGACCCATGCGGGTGTGTGGGAAGACGACAGTCAGGTGAAAAGAATGCTGGTGGAGTGGGGACCGGTTATCCCGAAAGGGAAGGTCGAGATCACTATCAGTAAGTACGATAAAACGGCGGGTGCAGCCGCCTGATCAAGAGGAGAAACGAAGTATGAATAATCTGATGGTCATTGATGGTATTGAAGTTCGTCGTGATGCTTATGGGCGTTACAGCCTGAACGATCTGCATCGCGCAGCAGTAGCATCTGGTGCAAATGCCAGAACCAAGGAGCCGGGAAAGTTTCTTTCCAGCCAACAAACTGTTGAGCTTGTTCATGAATTGACCAACACCCAGAATTTGGGTGTTGACCCGGTGAGTGTGATTCATGGGGGAAATGAACGGGGAACGTATGTCTGCAAGGAACTGGTGTATGCCTATGCAATGTGGATCAGCCCGTCATTCCATCTGAAGGTGATCCGTACTTTCGATATGGTAACCAGCGCACCGGAAAAATTATCCGGACAGGCTGCTGACAAGATGCAGGCTGGAGTGATTCTGCTGGACTTTATGCGCCGGGAGTTAAACCTGTCTAACTCTTCAGTGCTTGGTGCCTGTCAGAAACTCCAGGAGGCTGTTGGCTTACCGAATCTGGCACCGCGCTATGCCATTGATGCTCCTGCTGATGCACTCGATGGCTCAAGTCGCCCGACACTGTCACTGAGCGCACTGCTGAAACAGTATGGTATACGCCTGACGGCTAATCAGGCATATCACCAGATGGTGAAACTGGGGATCGTCGAACAGCGCGAACGATACAGCCGTACCGCGATTAATAACATCAAAAAATTCTGGTCGCTGACGGCGAAAGGCTGCATGTTCGGCAAGAACATCACCAGTCCGGCAAATCCGCGTGAGACGCAGCCGCATTTCTTCGAATCCCGATTCCCTGAGCTGTTAAAGCTGCTCGATACCGTTCATTGAGGTGACCGTGAGAGCACTACTGACCCCTGAAATTGCCCCGCGTATGGGGATCGTATTGTTCAGGCCAGGTTCAGAGCTGATGCCCCTGTTTATGCAGGGGCGTGTCCTGCTGGAGCCTGAGCCAGAACGTTATTCATCTTTTGCCAGTGGTGCCGTTCCGGCGGCATCACAACCGCTGGCGGATGATCCTGCTGTTCGGGCCGTGTTCCGCAATGAGGCAGTGATCCGTCGTGCTGGTGGCGTGGAATGTCTTGAAAGCTGGTTACTTCGTGAAAAAGGCTGCCAGTGGCCTCATTCCGACTGGCACAGCGAGAACATGACAACAATGCGACACGCGCCGGGCGCAATCCGTCTGTGCTGGCACTGCGATAACCAGCTGCGTGATCAGTTCACGGAACGGCTGGAGTCAATGGCAACGGATAACTGTGCCCGCTGGGTGTTGTCTGTCGTGCGTCGGGATCTCGGTTTTGATGATAGTCACGTTGTGACAATGCCGGAACTGTGCTGGTGGCTGATTCGTAATGACCTGGCGGATGTCTTACCGGAAAGTGCAGCCCGTAAGGCACTGAGATTACCAAAGCCTGTTGTGCCGTCTGTCACCCGGGAAAGTGACCTTGTGCCTTCGGTTCCTGCCACCAGCATCATCCAGGATAAGGCGAAAAAGGTGCTGGCGCTGAAAGTGGATCCGGAGTCGCCGGAGTCTTTTATGTTACGCCCAAAACGTCGCCGCTGGGTTAATGAAAAGTACACGCGCTGGGTTAAGACACAGCCGTGCGCATGTTGTGGAAAGCCTGCTGATGATCCTCACCACCTGATAGGCCACGGTCAGGGGGGAATGGGTACAAAAGCGCACGACCTCTTTGTGTTGCCTTTGTGCAGAAAGCATCACGACGAGCTGCATGCGGATATCGTGGCATTTGAAGAGAAGTATGGCTCCCAGCTGGAGCTGATATTTCGTTTTATCGATCGTGCGCTGGCAATAGGCGTACTGGCGTAAGTGGAGAACGAGCATGAACCTTGAAGCCTTACCAAAATATTACTCCCCAAAATCTCCAAAACTGAGCGATGACGCACCGGCGACAGGCTCGGGTGGTTTAACGATTACGGATGTGATGGCTGCGCAGGGGATGGTGCAGTCGAAAGCACCGCTTGGGTTTGCCTTATTCCTGGCAAAAGTTGGTGTTCAGGATCCTCAGTTTGCGATTGAAGGTCTGCTCAATTACGCGATGGCACTGGATAACCTGACATTGAACAAATTGAGTGAAGAAACCCGGCTACAGATCATTTCTTACCTTGTGAATTTTGCCTTTGCTGATTATTCCAGGTCTGCGGCAAGTAAGGCTCGTTGTGAGCATTGTGCTGGTACTGGATTTCATAATGTATTGCGCGAAGTGGTGAAACACTCCAGAAGCGGGGAATCTGTTATCAAGGAGGAGTGGGTGAAGGAACTATGTCAGCATTGTCATGGTAAGGGAGAAGTCAGCACAGCGTGCAGAGGGTGTAAGGGTAAAGGTATTGTCCTGGATGAAAAAAGGACCCGGCTTCATGGCACGCCTGTTTATAAGATTTGTGGGCGTTGCAATGGAAACCGGTTTAGCCGTTTACCAACCACACTGGCGCGGCATCATGTCCAGAAGCTGGTACCAGACCTGACGGATTATCAGTGGTACAAAGGATATGCAGATGTCATTGATAAACTGGTGACAAAGTGCTGGCAGGAAGAAGCATATGCTGAGGCGCAATTAAGAAAAGTGACGAGATAAATAATTTTCGCCGAAGATAGCGACATGATTCTTGCATTTTTCAAAAAATCTGGTTAGGATTCTCCTAACGATGGGCTTTGTGTGTCTACCGTTGATAATCTTCAAGAAACCGCCACCGAGCAGTTTTTTATTGATGTCAATTGTGTTTTTAAGGCTCTCCTTCCTTAAAGTGTGTTGTACAAAAAACTGGCAGCCAGCTACGCTCATTTTGAAAAAGTGACACCCTTCAATGTTTCTTTTGAATGGAATTGCTACCCATAAATCTCTATCAAAAACAGGAGAGCATATATGGTGGAGCGTTGTTCTGTTTGTGAGCAGTCATTAAGTTATTCACGAGAAGTTGAACAAGATGGCGTTGAATATAAATCTTGCCCAAAATGTTCTGCTGATGCCGGAGTGCACGTTTTTTATAAAACAATAGACTTTGGTTATAGGGATATGGGAGACGGAAGGCATATCGTTCAGTCATGGTGTCCGGCTTGTCGTTCTGGTGAAAAACCTTCTATACCACCAGCATTTAAATGTTGTTAACTCAATGAATTATAAAAAGAGGCTGCCTGTGGGCGGCCTTTTTTGTGCACTACGCAACTTTTGCGACTCAGCGCTATAACCAGCTTCTTTCCCTTCACTCGTTGCACTTCCGATAACCGGAGGTGGGAATTATGAAAATGCATAACGATCCTCATTCCTGGTCTGACTTACTTGAATTGTTACAGAGCTGGTGGCGTGGAGACACACCGCTGGGCGCAGTAATTATGTCGATCGTTATGGCTGGCTTGCGCATTGCCTATTTTGGCGGTGGTGGTGGCTGGAAGCGAAAAACGCTCGAGATTTTGCTCTGCGGCGCTCTGACGCTGACTTTTGCATCCGCTCTTGAGTATGTCGGATGGCCTAAATCGCTTTCTGTTGCCATTGGTGGTGGCGTTGGGTTGATCGGTGTCGATGCTATTCGTGGGGCTGCAATGAGAGTAATCGGTAACAAGTTTGGTGGCTCTAAGGAGTAATTTATGCAGGTACTAAATTCCCAGCGTAAAGCTTTCCTGGATATGGTGGCATGGTCAGAAGGAACGGATAACGGGCGACAACCGACACGTAACCACGGTTATGACGTTATTGTCGGTGGCGAACTCTTCACTGATTACTCCGATCACCCTCGCAAACTTGTCACGCTAAACCCGAAACTCAAATCAACAGCTGCAGGCCGTTATCAACTTCTTTCACGTTGGTGGGATGCTTACCGCAAGCAGCTTGGGCTGAAAGACTTCTCTCCCAGAAGCCAGGACTCAGTGGCATTACAGCAGATTAAAGAGCGTGGCGCTTTACCGATGATTGACCGCGGCGATATTCGTCAGGCAATCGACCGTTGCAGCAATATCTGGGCTTCACTGCCGGGCGCTGGTTATGGTCAGTTCGAGCATAAGGCTGACAGCCTGATTGCAAAATTCAAAGAAGCGGGCGGAACGGTCAGAGAGATTGAGGTATGAGCAGAGTCACCGCGATTATCTCCACTCTGGTTATCTGCATCATCGTCTGCCTGTCATGGGCTGTTAATCATTACCGTGATAACGCCATGACCTACAAAGAGCAGCGCGATAAAGCCGCATCCATCATCGCTGATATGCAGAAGCGTCAACGTGATGTAGCAGAACTCGACGCCAGATACACAAAGGAGCTTGCTGATGCTAACGCGACTATCGAAAGTCTCCGTGCTGATGTTTCTGCTGGTCGTAAGCGCCTGCAAGTCGCCGCCACCTGTGCAAAGTCAACGACCGGAGCCAGCAGCATGGGCGATGGAGAAAGCCCAAGACTTACAGCAGATGCTGAACTCAATTATTACCGTCTCAGAAGTGGAATCGACAGGATAACCGCGCAGGTTAACTACCTGCAGGAATACATCAGGACGCAATGCCTGAAATGATCGGGCGATGAAAACCAAAAAAACAGGAGCAATACATGACTAAGCTTTATCACCGCATCTCAGCTTTTCTCTCTGGGTGCTGGGCGTTTATCACGTCTATTTCGTTCGCCATCTTTAGTTTCGGTAGCACAGCATGCTCGCTTAGTCGGGGTCTGTGGCGTGCTATTTCAGCACTAGCGCCGAAATTTTTACCTGAAAAGGTTGTTTGGCGAATTGTAGAGCGAATGTGTAGTGAGAGCGTTCGCGAGAAGATTAACGTATTTGGACGTCATCCTCGAAATACAGGCGCATTGTGCAGTTCGTTACTGTAGTCATTACAAAGCCCATCTTTGGGTTTGGTTTGTAATTTCGCTGCTGCAATAATCACCAGAAATATGGCATTGTTATTGGTGGTCATATGTCATACCCATCAATTACAAAGGAGCAGACATGTCATCTACAAAATTAGTTAAAACTATCCTTTTCCATGGAGATAATAAATATGAAGTTTATGCAACCTCCGAGTACGCTGACGTAGATAGAATCATTCATTACAAGTTACGCTCATGTAAAAACACAGATGGTTCAGATGGCAAGTCTGAATCTATATGGGTTGTATATAATCCTGCTGTTCAACTACCGGATGATCTGAACTACAAAAAAGTTAGCAACATAGCTCCTTATCTTGAAAAGTTACAATAAACTTCCTTTTCCACATGCTAAAAGCCTCGTATTCGCGGGGCTTTTTATTGTCATTACAAAAGCCACTCCCTACAGAGTGGCTTTGATAATGGTTTATACCCTACACGGGATAACTTAACTGATATCCCTTTTAACGGATAAACGGAGCCAACAATGGCAGAGAATGTCGGCATTATGGCAGTTAAATTTGGATAAATCGGAGATTAGTACATATGCCGCCACGAATCCCGAAAGCCTGCCGTGCTCGAGGTTGCCGTAATACCACCACAGACCCGTCAGGCTACTGCGAAAGCCACAAAAGCGAAGGCTGGAAGCAATACAAGCCAGGCCAGTCCCGACACCAGCGCGGTTATGGTTCGAAATGGGATGTTATCCGTGAACGTGTACTCAAGCGTGACAAAGGCCTGTGTCAGTTGTGTTTGCGTGCCGGTGTGGTGCGCGAGGCGAAAACCGTTGACCACATCATCCCTAAAGCACATGGCGGCACTGATGCCGACAGTAATTTGCAGAGTCTGTGCTGGCCGTGTCATAAGGCGAAGACGGCCCGTGAACGGTTGAAGTAAGAACCAGTTCCCACTGCCAGAGGGGAGGGGCGGGTCAAATCCCTGTGACCTGACGTCTTCCGGACTGCCCGCCCCATCGTTTTTTTATACCCGCGAAAAATGAAATTTAACCAGGAGTGCCGCATATGGCTGGAACGGCGGGGCGTTCCGGGCGTCGCCCCAAGCCAACGGCGCGCAAGGCGCTGGCCGGAAACCCCGGCAAGCGAGCCCTGAATAAAGATGAACCTGTTTTTACGCCCATCAAAGGTGTTGAGCCACCGGAGTGGTTCGCTGAAGAAGATCTCCCTCTCGCCACGATCATGTGGCAACTGACAACTAAAGAACTCTGCGGTCAGGGCCTGCTGTGCGTGACTGACCTCGCGGTGCTTGAGCGGTGGTGCGTGGCCTATGAGTTCTGGCGACGTGCCGTGAAAAATATTGCCATACAGGGCAACACCATCACCGGTGCAATGGGCGGCAGGGTCAAAAATCCGGAGCTGACCGCCAAAAAAGAACAGGAGTCCGAGATGAGCAGCACGGGGGCAATGCTCGGACTCGACCCCAGCAGCCGCCAGCGTCTGATTGGCCTGGCGGGGCAGAAGAAAGCCACTAACCCGTTTCTGAAAATCATCGAGTCATGAGCCGGAAATCTTACCCCAACGTAAATGCTGCCAATCAGTATGCCCGGGATGTCGTGCGCGGAAAGATTGTGGCCTGCCAGTTTGTGATTCAGGCCTGCCAGCGCCATCTTGATGACCTGATGGCGGAAAAAAGTAAGTCGTTTCGTTACCGCTTCGACAAGGACCTGGCTGAACGGGCCGCCAAATTTATTCAGCTGTTGCCGCACACCAAGGGTGAGTGGGCATTTAAGAGGATGCCCATCACGCTGGAGCCGTGGCAGCTCTTTGTGATCTGCTGCGCGTTTGGCTGGGTCAATAAAGGCTCCCGGCTGCGCCGCTTCCGTGAGGTGTATACCGAAATCCCCCGTAAGAACGGCAAATCGGCAATCTCTGCCGGTGTCGCCCTGTATTGTTTTGCCTGTGATAACGAGTTCGGCGCGGAAGTGTATTCCGGTGCCACGACGGAGAAACAGGCATGGGAAGTCTTTCGTCCGGCAAGACTGATGTGTAAACGCACACCCATGCTGACGGAAGCGTTCGGGATTGAGGTTAACGCCTCAAACATGAACCGTCCGGAGGATGGTGCGCGGTTTGAACCGCTGATCGGTAACCCCGGTGATGGTTCATCACCCCACTGTGCGGTGGTGGATGAATATCACGAGCACGCCACAGATGCGCTTTACACCACGATGCTTACCGGGATGGGGGCGCGACGTCAGCCACTGATGTGGGCTATCACTACCGCCGGGTACAACATTGAGGGGCCGTGCTACGACAAACGGCGGGAAGTCATCGAGATGCTCAACGGCTCGGTGCCTAACGATGAACTGTTCGGGATCATCTATACCGTTGATGAAGGTGACGACTGGACCGACCCGCAAGTGCTGGAAAAAGCCAATCCAAATATTGGCGTGTCGGTTTATCGCGAATTTTTGTTAAGTCAGCAGCAGCGTGCGAAAAATAACGCCCGTCTGGCAAACGTCTTTAAAACAAAACACCTCAATATCTGGGTGTCGGCGCGTTCGGCGTATTTCAACCTGGTAAGCTGGCAGAGCGGCGAGGATAAATCACTGACCCTTGAGCAGTTCGAGGGGCAGCCGTGCATTCTGGCCTTTGACCTGGCGCGTAAGCTGGATATGAACAGCATGGCGCGACTTTATACCCGCGAGATTGACGGTAAAACGCATTACTACAGTGTGGCCCCGCGTTTCTGGGTACCGTATGACACGGTGTACAGCGTCGAGAAAAATGAAGATCGACGGACAGCCGAACGCTTTCAGAAATGGGTGGAAATGGGCGTCCTGACCGTTACCGATGGTGCAGAGGTGGATTATCGCTACATCCTCGAGGAGGCCAAAGCGGCGAACAAAATCAGCCCGGTCAGTGAGTCACCCATCGACCCCTTCGGGGCGACCGGGTTGTCACATGACCTTGCTGATGAAGACCTGAACCCCATCACTATCATTCAGAACTACACCAACATGTCCGGTCCGATGAAAGAGCTGGAAGCGGCAATTGAATCGGGGCGCTTTCATCATGACGGCAATCCCATCATGACCTGGTGTATCGGCAACGTGGTCGGCAAAACCATTCCGGGTAACGATGATGTGGTGAAACCCGTCAAAGAGCAGGCGGAAAACAAAATCGATGGTGCAGTTGCGCTGATTATGGCGGTTGGCAGAGCCATGCTGTACGAGAAAGAAGACACGCTGTCTGACCACATTGAGTCCTATGGGATCCGCTCGCTTTAACTGAGGTAATTATGATCATGCTGATTCTCGCGCCTCTGGTGGGCGTGCTGGGAGCGCTTTTGCTGGCGTATGGTGCCTGGCTGATTTATCCCCCGGCGGGGTTTGTTGTTGCCGGGGCGTTGTGCCTGTTCTGGTCGTGGCTGGTGGCGCGATATCTCGACCGTACACAGTCGTCTGTCGGCGGAGGTAAATAGTGTTCTTTTCGGGATTATTTCAACGAAAAAGTGACGCACCGGTGACCACGCCAGCAGAGCTGGCGGATGCTATCGGGTTGTCCTACGACACCTATACCGGAAAGCAGATCAGCAGCCAGCGGGCCATGCGACTGACGGCGGTTTTTTCCTGTGTCAGGGTGCTGGCGGAGTCGGTCGGGATGTTGCCCTGCAACCTGTATCACCTGAACGGCAGCCTGAAGCAGAGAGCCACTGGCGAACGTCTGCATAAGCTGATCTCCACGCATCCCAATGGCTATATGACGCCGCAGGAGTTCTGGGAGCTGGTGGTCACCTGTCTGTGCCTGCGGGGAAACTTTTACGCCTACAAAGTGAAAGCATTTGGCGAAGTGGCTGAACTGCTGCCCGTCGATCCCGGCTGTGTGGTACCGAAGCTTAACAGTAGCTGGGAGCCGGTCTATCAGGTCACATTCCCGGATGGCTCCACGGATGTACTGAGCCAGGAGGATATCTGGCATGTGCGCACGCTGACGCTGGACGGACTGGTGGGGCTGAATCCCATCGCCTATGCCCGCGAGGCAATATCGCTGGCGGCAGCGACCGAAGAGCACGGGGCCAGACTGTTCAGCAATGGTGCGGTGACGTCGGGTGTGTTGCGTACAGAGCAGACGCTGTCAGATCAGGCTTATGAGCGCCTGAAGAAAGATTTTGAGGAGCGTCACACCGGGCTTGGCAATGCTCACCGCCCGATGATCCTTGAGATGGGGCTGGACTGGAAGTCGATGGCGCTGAACGCCGAGGACAGCCAGTTCCTGGAAACCCGCAAGTTTCAGCTTGAAGAAATCTGTCGTCTGTTCCGGGTGCCGTTGCACATGGTGCAGAACACCGATCGCGCCACCTTCAATAATATCGAAGAGCTGGGGCTGGGATTTATCAACTATTCACTGGTGCCGTATCTGACCCGCATCGAACAGCGGATCAACACCGGACTGGTACGAAAAAGTAAGCAGGGCGTTTATTACGCCAAATTTAACGCCGGGGCGTTACTGCGCGGGGATATGAAGTCCCGTTTTGAAGCCTACGCCACCGGGATCAACTGGGGAATTTACTCTCCCAATGACTGCCGCGACCTGGAAGATATGAATCCGCGTCCCGGTGGTGATGTCTATCTCACACCGATGAACATGACCACGAAACCCTCCGATGGCAGTAAAGCCGGTAAGCAGAAGGATAACGCCAATGCAGACGAAACAACGTCTTGATGTACCGCTGAGTCTGAAATCTGTCAGTGACTCCGGTGAGTTTGAAGGGTATGGCTCCGTCTTTGGTGTAAAGGACAGCCACGATGATGTGGTGATGTCCGGGGCATTTGCTGCTTCCCTGCGGGCGTGGAGTGACAGAAAAGCGTTACCTGCGCTGCTCTGGCAGCACCGCATGGATGAGCCCATCGGTGTTTACACCGAAATGAAGGAAGACGATGTCGGGCTTTACGTCAGGGGACGGTTGCTTATTGATGATGATCCCCTCGCAAAACGCGCACATGCACACATGAAGGCCGGTTCGTTAACCGGCCTTTCTATTGGGTACGTCCTGAAAGACTGGGAATACGACCGGAGCAAAGAAGCCTTTCTGCTGAAAGAAATCGACCTCTGGGAAGTCAGCCTGGTGACGTTCCCGTCTAACGACGAGGCGCGGATCAGCGACGTCAAGAACGCACTGGCCCGCGGGGAAATCCCCGAACAGAAAAAAATCGAAAGAGTCCTGCGTGATGTCGGACTCTCCCGTACCCAGGCCAAAGCATTCATGGCCGGGGGCTATGGCGCACTGTCCCTGCGCGACGCTGAGGATGTGGGCTCTGCACTGAATGCACTGAAAAATCTGAACTTCTAATCAGGAGAAATACGATGGCGGTTGATATTAAAGATGTCGAACAGGTCGCGCAGGAGCTGCAGCAGAAGTTTGACGACTTCAAAGCAAAGAACGACAAGCGCGTGGATGCGATTGAGCAGGAAAAAGGCAAGCTTGCCGGGCAGGTGGAAACCCTGAACGGGAAACTCAGCGAGCTGGAAAACCTCAAAAGCGACCTTGAAAAAGAGCTGCTTGAGCTGAAACGTCCGGCAGGTGGAGCGCAAAATAAACTGGCCACCGAGCATAAAGAGGCGTTTGTGGGCTTCCTGCGTAAAGGCCGTGAAGACGGTCTGCGCGATCTGGAGCGTAAGGCATTGCAGGTGGGTACCGATGAAGACGGTGGCTACGCCGTGCCGGAAGAACTGGATCGCAACATTCTTAACCTTCTGAAAGATGAAGTGGTGATGCGTCAGGAAGCCACGGTGATCACCGTTGGCGGTTCCGACTACAAAAAACTGGTGAATCTGGGCGGTACGGCTTCCGGATGGGTGGGGGAAACGGATACGCGATCCCAGACTGCCACCTCCAGACTGGAGCTGATTGAACCTCTCATGGGGGAAATCTACGGCAACCCGCAGGCTACCCAGAAAATGCTGGACGATGCCTTCTTCAACGTGGAGGCCTGGATCAACAGCGAGCTGGCAACCGAATTTGCCGAACAGGAAGAAATTGCCTTTACCTCAGGCGATGGCACCAAGAAGCCGAAAGGGTTCCTGGCGTATGAATCCACTGATGAAACCGACAAGGTCCGGGCGTTCGGCAAACTTCAGCATATTGTATCCGGCGAAGCGACCGCGGTGACCGCAGACGCCATTATCAAACTGATTTACACGCTGCGTAAGGCACACCGCACTGGCGCGAAGTTCATGATGAACAACAACAGCCTGTTTGCCATCCGTCTGCTGAAAGACAGCGAGGGTAACTATCTGTGGCGTCCGGGGCTGGAACTGGGGCAGCCGTCCTCTCTGGCGGGTTACGGTATCGCTGAAAACGAACAGATGCCGGATATCGCCGCTGATGCGAAAGCCATTGCATTTGGTAACTTCAAACGGGGTTACACCATCGTTGACCGTATCGGCACCCGCATTCTGCGTGACCCGTACACCAATAAACCGTTTGTCGGTTTTTATACCACCAAGCGCACCGGCGGGATGCTGGTCGATTCGCAGGCCATCAAACTGCTGAAGATTGCAGCGGCGTAATCACTCAGGGGCGCGGAACCGCGCCCCCTGTTCTGACGGGTGAAGAATCATGATCCTGAAACAAGATCTGAAATGGTCACCGGACGGTATGTGTGTTGAGGTCATTCGGGCCGGTGAGTATGACGACGGGGCGCTTCCTGCCCGGGTGCAGGAGATTGCACTTCAGGCCGGGTTAGCAGAGCGCGGAATCAGTGCAAAAAGCAGTAAAGCGGCAAAAGAGAAAAAAGCCACGACCAGTAAAGAGGGCTGAGTATGCTTCTGACAATGGAAGAGATTAAAGCCCAACTCCGGCTGGATGAGGATTTCGATACTGATGACCGCCATCTGCAACTGCTGGCATGTGCGGCACAAAAGCGGACGGAAACGTATCTGAACCGGAAGCTCTATGCACCGGATGAAACCATTCCGGACAGCGATCCGGACGGGCTGCACCTGCCGGATGATATTCGTCTGGGGATGCTGATGCTTATCAGCCATTTTTACGAAAACCGCTCGTCGGTTACGGAAGTGGAGAAACTCGACATGCCGCAGAGTTTTGGCTGGCTTGTCGGCCCGTACAGGTACTTTCCGCAATGAAAATTCGTCAGGCGCAGACCAGCGCAACCTACATTCTGCCGGACCCCGGTGAACTGAATAAACGCGTCCTGATCCGCCTGCGGGTGGATATGCCCGCGGATAACTTTGGCGTGGAGCCTCAATACCCGGTTACGTTCCGGACATGGGCGAAGGTTATCCAGACCAGTGCCACCACCTGGCAGGAAACCGCGCAGACCGGGGACGCCATCACCCATTACATCACCATTCGTTACCGCCGGGGGATCACCGCTGATTATGAGGTGGTCTGCGGTGACAGTGTGTACCGGGTGAAACGTCAGCGCGATCTGAACGGGGCGCGGCGCTTTCTGCTGCTGGAGTGTACGGAGCTGGGCGAATGTAGGCAGAGTCACGGAGGCAACAATGACGACTTCCTTTTTGCACGTTGATTTTCAGCAGCCCGCGGAGATGCGCTTTAACCGCGCCCGTGTCCGGCGGGCGTTTGTCACGATTGGTCAGCGTCATATGCGTGATGCCCGTCGGCTGGTGATGCGCCGTGCGCGGTCGGCACCGGGTGAAAACCCCGGTTATCAGACCGGACGCCTGGCTCGTTCGATTGGTTACATGGTACCCAGAGCCAGTAAACATCGCCCTGGTTTTATGGCACGTATAGCCCCTAACCAGCGTAATGGAGAGGGAAACCGCCGTATCACCGGTGATTTTTATCCGGCTTTTTTGTTCTATGGCGTGAGGCGAGGGGCAAAGCGTCGTCGCAGCCATCATCGTGGTGCATCCGGTGGCAGCGGCTGGCGACTGGCTCCACGTAATAACTTCATGGTGGAAACGCTTGAAAAGAACCGCAGCTGGACACGCTATTTTCTGGCGCGGGAATTGCGTAAATCACTGAAGCCGGAGCGACGACACAGATGAAACTGACGCCTGTTATTGCTGCACTGCGTGCCCGCTGTCCGTATTTTGAAAACCGGGTTGCAGGCGCGGCCCAGTTCAAAAATCTGCCGGAGGTCGGAAAGCTGAAACTCCCGGCGGCATATGTTGTACCGGGTGATGATTCTCCGGGAGAAAACAAAAGCCAGACCGACTACTGGCAGGAGCTGAAAGAGGGTTTCTCCGTGGTTGTCATACTGAGTAACGGGCGTGATGAGCGCGGTCAGTTTGCCTCGTATGATGTGGTGGACGATGTCCGGCAGATGCTCTTTAAGGCTCTGCTGGGCTGGAACCCGGAGGCGTGCGGTAACCCGATTACCTATGACGGCGGCACGCTGCTGGATCTGAATCGTCATGAGCTGATTTATCAGTTCGATTTTTCGGTCATCAGCGAGCTGACTGAAGACGATACCCGCCAGCAGGATGACCTGAACAGTCTGGATGAACTGCAAACGCTGGTGATTGATGTTGATTATCTCGATCCCGGTAACGGGCCTGACGGCGATATCGAACATCACACCGAAATAACCCTTCCTTCCTGAGGATCATCATGTTTGTGAAACCTGTTAAAGGGCGGTCAGTACCTGACCCTGCCCGCGGCGACCTTTTGCCCGCCGAGGGGCGAAATGTTGATGAGAACAACTACTGGCTGCGCCGTGAAGCAGTGGGTGATATCCGGCGCGTGAATGAAAAGGTGAATACCGATGACGATAAGCTTTAACACCATTCCGTCGAATACGCTGGTTCCGATTTTTTATGCGGAAATGGATAACCAGGCGGCGAATACTGCACAGGACAGCGGAGCATCGCTGCTGATTGGTCATGCCAATAACGGTGCAGAGATTGTTGCCAACAGTCTGGTGCTGATGCCGTCGGCAGACTATGCACGCCAGATTTGTGGTGCGGGAAGTCAGCTGGCGCGTATGGTCGAGGCTTATCGCCAGACTGACCCGTTTGGTGAGCTGTATGTGATTGCCGTTCCTGAATCCACGGGCGCGGCGGCAACAGTTACGCTGACGGTGACCGGCGCGGCAACCGAAACCGGCACGGTGAATGTTTATGTGGGACGTACCCGCGTGCAGGCACCGGTGACCAACGGCGATAACGTCGCGACGATTGCCAGCAGTATCAAAGATGCCATCAATGCCGTTCCGACCCTGCCGTTTACTGCCTCATCTTCGGCAGGCGTGGTCACACTGACCGCGCGTCATAAGGGGCTTTGCGGGAATGAAATTCCTGTCAGCCTCAATTACTACGGCTTTGGTGGGGGCGAAGTGCTGCCAGCGGGCGTACAGATTGCCGTGGCGACGGGTACCGCCGGAACGGGTGCTCCGGTTCTCACCGGCGCGGTGGCTGCAATGGCGGATGAGCCGTTTGATTATATCGGCCTGCCGTTCAACGACACGGCCTCCGTTAACACGCTGGTGACCGAGATGAACGATACCAGCGGTCGCTGGAGCTATGCGCGTCAGCTGTATGGTCATGTGTATACGGCAAAGATCGGCACGCTGTCAGAACTGGTGACCGCAGGTGACCAGTTTAACCAGCAGCACATTACCCTGGCGGGGTACGAAAAAGACACCCAGACGCCTGCCGACGAGCTGGCGGCAAGCCGTACCGCCCGCGCAGCGGTGTTTATCCGCAACGATCCGGCACGTCCCACGCAGACCGGTGAGCTGGTAGGTATGCTGCCTGCGCCGAAGGGGAAACGGTTCACGATGACCGAGCAGCAGACCCTGCTGTCTCATGGCGTGGCAACGGCGTATGTCGAAAGCGGGGTACTGCGCATTCAGCGTGATGTCACCACGTACAGGAAAAACGCTTACGGGGTTGCGGATAACAGCTACCTCGACAGCGAGACGCTGCATACCAGCGCGTATGTACTGCGCAAACTGAAATCCGTCATTACCAGTAAGTACGGGCGTCACAAGCTTGCCAGTGACGGTACCCGCTTTGGTCCCGGTCAGGCGATTGTCACCCCGGCGGTGATCAAAGGGGAACTGCTGGCAACCTACCGTCAGCTCGAGCGTGCGGGGATCGTGGAAAACTACGAACTGTTCAAGCAGTACCTGATTGTGGAGCGTGATGCCAGCGATCCGAACCGCCTGAACACGCTGTTCCCGCCTGACTATGTTAACCAGTTGCGTGTCTTTGCCGTGGTTAACCAGTTCCGTCTTCAGTATTCAGAGGAGTCTGCATAATGGCCCGTATCGGGGGAACCTGTTATTTCAAAATTGACGGTCAGCAGCTATCGCTGACCGGCGGCATTGAGGTGCCCATGAACAAAACGGTTAACGATGACATCATCGGTCTGGATGGTTCAGTGGACCGCAAGGAAACTCACCGCGCGCCTTATGTCAAAGGAACCTTCAAGGTGCCGAAGAATTTTCCGGTGAGCAAAATCACCTCGTCTGATGAGATGACTATCACTGCCGAGCTGGCGAACGGTCAGGTCTATGTACTGTCGTCTGCCTGGCTGCACGGCGAAGCGAACCATAATGCCGAAGAAGGCACGGTTGATCTTGAGTTCCACGGTGAAGAAGGGGATTACCAGTGATTGAGCTTGTACTTAAAAAACCGATCATCGCCCACAAAGAAACACTGCATGTGCTGGAAATACGTGAGCCTACGTATGACGAGATTGAGGCGCTGGGGTTCCCTTTCTCTGTTTCGCCTGATGGTGGTATGAAAATGGACAGTCAGGTAGCGCTGAAATATATCCCGCTTCTGGCCGGGATCCCGCGCTCGTCTGCAGCGCAGATGACGAAGCTGGATATTTTCAAGGCAGGCATGATTGTAATGCGTTTTTTTACCGGCTTGGAGACGGAAGAGACCTCCGGAAGCGATTCTACAATGTCGCGTGGTTCTGGAAATTAAACCCCCTTGAACTTCGCCGGACGGCTATTTCCCACTTTGCTGATCTGGAGGCAGAGGCCGTCCGTATAAATGAGGAGATGAAGCATGGCTGATAATTTTCAGCTGAAAGCCATCATCACCGCCGTTGACAGGCTGTCCGGCCCGCTTAAAGGTATGCAGCGTCAGCTTAAGGGGTTTCAGAAAGAAGTCTCCAGCCTTGCTCTGGGCGCTGCCGGGGCGGGTACTGCAATAATGGGGGCACTGGCACTCCCTGTAAAATCAGCCATCACCCTTGAATCGAAGATGGCTGATGTCCGCAAAGTGGTGGACGGTCTGGATACGCCGGATGCGTTTAAGGCCATGACGGAGCAGGTACGCGCTTTGTCTACTGAGCTTCCCATGTCTGCAGACGGGATCGCGGAAATTGTGGCGGCTGGCGGTCAGGCCGGGATTGCACGTGATGAACTGATGCAGTTTGCCACTGATGCGGTGAAGATGGGCGTGGCCTTTGATACCACGGCTGAAGAGTCCGGGCAGATGATGGCCCAGTGGCGTACTGCGTTTAATATGACGCAGGATGAAGTGGCCGGGCTGGCTGACAAAATCAACTACCTTGGTAATACCGGCCCGGCGAATGCGAAGAAAATCTCCGATATTGTTACGCGTATTGGTCCTTTAGGTGGTGTTGCAGGTGTGGCTTCCGGCGAAATCGCGGCAATGGGGGCAACCATTGCCGGGATGGGCGTGGAGTCAGAAATTGCCGCCACAGGGATCAAGAACTTCATGCTTTCCCTGACCGCGGGAAATTCCGCGACAAAATCGCAGAAACAGGCATTACGTTTTCTGCGGATCAATCCGAAGAAATTAGCTGCTGATATGCAGAAAGATGCCCGGGGAACCATGCTGTCTGTACTGGATGCGATGGCTAAAGTGCCTAAAGAAAAACAGGCAGCTGTGCTGAATGCCCTGTTCGGGAAAGAGTCTCTGGGCGCGATAGCACCTCTGCTGACTAACCTTGATTTGTTGCGTACCAACTTCAGGCGGGTTGCGGATTCCCAGCAGTATGGCAGTTCGATGCAGAAGGAATATGCTTCGAGGGCAGCGACGACGGAAAACCAGCTTTTACTTCTGCAAAATCAACTTGATGCCATTTCTTCCACTCTGGGGGAAACGTTTCTTCCTGAGGTTAATGATGGTCTTGAAGCGGTAAAACCGCTCCTTGAGGAAGTGAGAACGTTTGTCCGTGAAAACCCGGAGCTCGTTAAGACCATTGCTAAAATCGGTCTGGCTTTACTGACAGTGGGAGCCGCTGCAGGCTCTTTGTCCAGAATCATGAAAGTTCTCGGCGGAGTGATGAATATGACGCCTGCTAAGGGGCTGATTGCTCTTCTGGTTGGTGGCGCTTACCTCATTATTGATAATTGGGAAACCGTAGGTCCTGTCATAAAAAAAGTCTGGCACGTGGTGGATGAAACGGCGCAGGCGATGGGGGGATGGGAAACTGTTCTGAAAGCGATTGCCCTGTTTATGGCAACCAAATGGGTTGCTGACGTTACCAAATCCATTACCGCAGTGACCAGAGAGATGCGTACGCTGGGGAAGGTATCGGCAGAAACGGGATTGATGGGGAAAGGCCGCGGCTTTATCGGGAAGGCCGGGGTATATGGTTTTCTGGGAACCCTGATGTATGAGCCGGTTAAAGATACTCTGGAAAGTGTTGTTCCTGAAGATACGGTTAACTGGCTGGATAATAAAGGGCTGTTTCTGGCTTCAGACTGGACGCCTTTTTTTGATCGTAAAGAGTACGAGCAGTATCAGGCCAGCCTGAGTCAGTACAAACCCAATGTTCCGCTGTTGAATCCATCTTCTTCCATGACACAGCACAGCGAGCTGAAAGTCACGTTCGAGAATGCTCCGCCAGGTATGAAGATAATTGATGTACCGGGCAAAGCCGATCCCCTGATGAAAATCACGCACGATGTGGGGTATTCTCCATTCAGACGATAATATAACTACTTTAATCAAGTAGGGTTATTGAGTGGTAAAGTTTGTGCTGAATGTAGGAGAGAATATGAAGAAAATGTTTATATTGTTGTTGGCTGTAGGACTGCCATTAAACTCCTTTGCGAAGCCAGTAACGGAAAAGCAGCTTGCTACATACTTTATAGATAACGTTAAAACTTCAGCGGATAAGAATATAGATCTAGATGTAGAGGGAATAAATAGACTGTCTGTAATATGCCCAGCAAAGTCGGCAAGTGGAACTCTTTTAATAAAAAAAGCATCCTACGAGTTTAATAAAAGCATTGGTGCTTTTGATTTTGAAAATAACTCACAATCTGCACCATTGACTTTTATTGTACCAATTAGTGAGGATGAAAATAACTTTGACTCGGAAATTATTGGTTTCTCTTTTGCATTTAAAATGCCAAGAGGGCAATTCTTTGTTGATGTTACGAAAACAGGGAAGGTAAAGGCTGGCGTAAATATTAGTGGTGAAAGCGGAATTACTTATTCATCATGTAGAATAGATACTCATAATGTTGATTATGATCGTTAATTTTATTACCTAATAAAAAACCGCGTTTACACGCGGTTTTTATTTGAGGTGACGCCATGGATTTTTCTCATATTTCTTCGTACCTATCCTCTGATTCTCGAAGTGGCTGGCGTGAAAAGCTACTTGAAGCATCATTTCGAGGTGTGCCGTTTAAGGTTGAAGAAGAAAGTGCGGGAACCGGTCGCCGTGTGGAAACACATGAATACCCGAACCGCGACAAGCCCTATACCGAAGATCTGGGAAAAGTCACTTTCCGCCCGTCCATCACAGCTTATGTGGTGGGAGATGACTGCTTTGACCAGCGCGATCGCCTGATTGAAGCGCTGAATAAACCCGGTCCCGGCACGCTTGTCCACCCGACATATGGTGAGCTGAAAGTCTGTGTTGACGGGGAAGTTCGGGTCAGCACATCGAAAAGTGAAGGGCGTATTGTCCGCTTTGACCTGAAGTTTGTCGAAGCAGGAGAACTCTCTTACCCCACATCAGGTGCGGCGACGGCGCAGACGCTGATGTCATCCTGTTCTGCACTGGATGACTGCATCAGTGACAGCTTCAGCGGTTTCAGTATCGATGGTGTGGCGGATTTCGTGCAGAACGACGTTATCGGTAATGCCAGCATAATGCTGGGGTATGTTTCTGATGCGATGAAAGTGGTGGATTCTGCCGTATCGGATGCCGCCAGGCTGTTGCAGGGGGATATCTCGGTACTTCTGCCGCCGCCATCGTCAGGCAAAAATTTCGTTGAGCAGGTGCAGAAAATGTGGCGTACCGGGAAACGCCTTTATGGTAACGCCAGCGACCTGGTCACCATGATCAAAACGCTTTCCGGTGTCAGCCTCGGCAGCGATCTGCAACCGCGCGGCGTCTGGAAAACGGACAGTAAAACCACCGCCACGGCGACGCAGCAGCGTAACGTGGTTGCCAGCACCCTTCGTACGACCGCAATCAGCGAAGCGGCGTATGCCGTCACCCGATTGCCTGCGCCAACAACTTCCGCGGTGATGCAGAATTCCGCAGTGGGGCAGGCAACAACACCCGCGCAGAGCACTGGCTGGCCTTCCGTCACGCATCCGGCACTGAACAATGCACCGGCGGTGAAAAACACGGTTGACCTGCCGACGTGGGAAGAACTGACTGACATTCGCGACACACTGAATACGGCAATTGATAAGGAGTTGTCCCGTACAACCAGCGATGCGCTGTTTCTGGCGCTGCGCCGGGTGAAAGCAGATCTGAATGCGGATATCAACACGCGCCTTGAACAGTCTGCACGGATCATTCAGCGCACACCGGATGAGGTTTTACCCGCGCTGGTGCTGGCGGCGACCTGGTTTGATAACGCGGCGCGTGACGCGGACATTATCCGGCGTAATGCCATTACGCATCCCGGCTTTGTGCCGGTGATCCCTCTGAAGGTGCCAGTGCAATGAACGACAATGTCACGCTACGGGTAAATGGCCGGGAGTGGAATGGCTGGACATCAGTGCGCATCGGTGCCGGTATTGAACGGCTGGCGCGGGATTTCAGTGTGGAGATCACCCGCCAGTGGCCGGGAGATGAGGGTATCACCACGCTTCAGCCGCGCATTAAAAACGGTTCAAAAGTGGAAGTGCTGATTGGTGATGAGCTGGTGATCACCGGCTGGGTGGAGGCGACGCCCGTTCGTTACGATTCCCGTTCGGTCAGCACCGGTATTGCCGGACGCAGTCTGACCGCTGACCTGATTGACTGTGCAGCCGAACCGACACAGTTTAACGGACGCTCGCTGGTGCAGATTGCGCAGGCGCTTGCTGCGCCTTTCGGCATTGAGGTGGTGAACAGCGGTGCGCCGTCGGGTGTTATTCCTGATGTTCAGCCTGATCACGGTGAAACGGTGATTGAGGTAATCAACAAAATACTCGGTCAGCAGCAGGCACTGGCTTACGACGACCCGCACGGCAGGCTGGTGATTGGCGGTATTGGCTCAACGCGGGCACATACTGCGCTGGTACTCGGGGAAAACATCCTTTCCTGCGATACGGAGAAGAGTATCCGGGAGCGGTTTTCTGTTTACCAGGTGGCGGGGCAGCGTGCCGGAAACGACGATGATTTCGGTGAGGCCACCACCACCGCGCTGCGGGCCCGCACAGAGGACGCATTTATTGCCCGTTACCGTCCGATGTATATCAGGCAGACAGGGCAGGCTACGGGGGCAGGCTGTATTGCCCGTGCGGACTTTGAAGCCAGACAACGGGCGGCGCGGACGGATGAAACCACCTATGTGGTGCAGGGCTGGCGACAGGGTAACGGTACGCTGTGGCAGCCCAACCAGCGGGTGATTGTCTTTGATCCGGTCTGTGGTTTCGACAATACCGAACTGCTTGTTTCGGAAGTCACGTTTACTCAGGACCAGAACGGCACCCTGACGGAAATCCGTGTCGGCCCGCCTGATGCTTATCTGCCTGAACCCGAAGCCCCCGGCGCGCGGAAAAAGAAAAAAGCCAGAGTACAGGAGGACCCGTTCTGATGAGGACGATTGAAGCCATGCAGCGACAACTCCTCGGCCTGATTGGGCGGGCCGTGGTGAAAAGCATCAGTGCCGCCACGAAATGTCAGACCGTGGATGTGTCCCTGATTGCCGGTGAACCCAAAGCTGGGGTTGAACATCTTGAACCCTACGGTTTTACCGCAAGGGCAAACAGCGGTGCGGAAGCGGTGGTGTTGTTTCCGGATGGCGACCGTTCTCATGCGGTGGTTGTTACGGTGTCGGACCGGCGCTACCGCCTGAAAGGGCTGCAGACGGGGGAGGTGGCTGTCTATGACGATCAGGGGCAGTCCGTGACGCTGACCCGGGAGGGGATCGTGGTGGACGGTGCAGGTAAAACGATCACGTTTCGCAATTCACCTAAAGCACGTTTTGAAATGGACCTGGAAGTGACAGGACAGGTGAAAGACCTGTGCGACTCCGGCGGCACCACCATGTCAGCGATGCGGCTTGCCTATAACGGGCATCGTCACAGAGAGAACGGTCAGGGCAGTAACACCGACAAACCTGATAAAGCGATGGAGGCATGATGGAACTGTGGCTGACGGTGAACGGTAAACGCACCTGCGCCAGCGCACCGCTGGATCCGCTGACCCGCGCCGTGGTGATTTCCCTGTTTACCTGGCGGCGGGCGGAGCCTGATGACAACGCCGACGTCCCGATGGGATGGTGGGGGGATACCTGGCCTGCGGTACAGAATGACCGTTACGGCTCCCGACTGTGGCTGCTTCAGCGCAGCAAACTGACCAATCAGCTGGTGCAGACGGTAAGGGGGTATATCCGCGAATGCCTGCAATGGATGATTGATGATGGCGTGGTGTCCCGTATTGATCTGGATATCCGCCGCACCGGGATTAATGAACTGGGTAACAGTATCACTCTCTGGCGTCGTGACGGACCGGTAATGATTTCTTTTGATGATCTGTGGAGTGCGATAACGCATGGCGGACAGTGAATTTCAGCGCCCGACGCTGGCAGAAAATATCAGTATGCTCCGTAACGATTTATTCGCCAGGCTGGACGTCAGCGACACGCTCCGGCGCATGGATGAAGACGTGCGGGCAAAGGTGTATGCGGCGGCGCTGCATACGGTTTACGGGTACATCGATTATCTGGCAATGAACATGCTGCCTGACTTGTGCGATGAGTCCTGGCTGGCGCGACATGCTGCGATGAAACGGTGTCCGCGCAAGGGGGCCACGGCTGCCAGCGGGTATATGCGCTGGGAAGGTGTCAGCGATGGCCTGAAGGTGATCGCCGGGAGTGTTATTCAGCGCGATGACCTGGTTCAGTATACTGCAACTGCCGATGCAACCAGCTCCGGTGGTGTCCTGCGCGTGCCGATCGCCTGCTCAAATGCAGGCGCGGTCGGTAACGCTGACGACGGTACGGCATTAATCCTGGTCACGCCGGTGAATGGTCTGCCGTCTTCCGGTGTGGCTGACACCCTGACAGGCGGATTTGATACTGAAGAGCTGGAAACGTGGCGCGCCCGCGTCATTGAGCGGTATTACTGGACGCCGCAGGGCGGGGCTGACGGGGACTATGTCGTCTGGGCTAAAGAAGTGCCCGGCATTACCCGCGCATGGACATACCGTCACTGGATGGGAACGGGAACTGTCGGTGTGATGATTGCCAGCAGTGACCTGATTAATCCCATTCCGGAAGAATCAACGGAAACGGCGGCAAGACAACATATCGGGCCACTGGCCCCGGTGGCAGGCTCTGATTTGTATGTATTCAGGCCGGTGGCGCATAAAGTGGATTTTCATATCCGCGTGACGCCGGACACACCGGAAATACGGGCTGCCATCACCGCCGAGTTGCGTTCGTTCCTGCTGCGTGATGGTTATCCGCAGGGAGAACTGAAGGTGTCACGTATCAGTGAAGCGATTTCCGGTGCGAACGGGGAATACAGCCATCAGTTGCTTGCACCGGCGGACAATATCTCCATTGCAAAAAATGAACTGGCGGTACTGGGGACGATTTCATGGACGTGACAAACGATGATTACATCCGTCTGTTGTCGGCACTGTTGCCCCCCGGTCCGGCGTGGTCAGCCAGCGATCCGGCGATTGCCGGTGCGGCACCGTCATTAACCCGCGTTCATCAGCGTGCGGATGCCCTGATGCGGGAGCTGGATCCGCGCACCACCACTGAACTGATAAACCGCTGGGAGCGTCTGTGCGGTCTGCCGGATGAATGTATTCCGGCAGGGACACAGACCCTTCGCCAGCGTCAGCAACGACTGGATGCGAAGGTTAACCTGGCGGGCGGCATCAATGAGGATTTTTACCTCGCACAGCTTGCTGCCCTGGGCAGACCAGACGCTACCATCACGCGATACGACAAAAGCACGTTCACCTGCTCATCTGCCTGTACTGACGCGGTGAATGCGCCGGAATGGCGGTATTACTGGCAGGTCAACATGCCAGCCGCCACCAACACCACCTGGATGACATGTGGCGATCCCTGTGATTCCGCACTGCGTATCTGGGGGGACACCGTTGTCGAGTGCGTGCTTAACAAACTCTGCCCGTCGCATACCTACGTAATTTTTAAATATCCGGAGTAATTCATGCATCGTATAGACACGAAAACCGCGCAGAAGGATAAGTTCGGCGCGGGTAAGAACGGTTTTACCCGTGGTAACCCCCAGACCGGCACGCCTGCCACCGATCTGGATGATGACTACTTTGACATGTTGCAGGAGGAGCTTTGCAGCGTGGTGGAGGCATCCGGTGCCAGCCTGGAGAAGGGGCGGCATGACCAGCTGCTTACAGCGCTTCGTGCGCTGCTGTTAAGCCGCAAGAATCCGTTTGGTGATATCAAATCGGATGGCACGGTGGAAACGGCTCTCGAAAACCTTGGTTTGGGAGAA